TAAGAGATTTAAGAATTAGATGGTGGCAAACCTATAAGCAAAATGTATTTACAGATATAACAATATTAAACACAGTAGAATTAGAAAACGACAAAGTTAATTTAGATCAATTTAAAAGGGCTGGTGTATATTTATTCTTAGGTAAATTCCTATGTCCAGCATTAGCAAAATTTAGACCAGAGACAGAAAAAGATAGATTTGAAAGAATGGCAGAACATTATAATAGCCAATACAATGTTGAGTTTCAAAAGATATTAGAAGATGGTGTAGAATATGACTCTGATGATAACCAATCTATTTCTGTTGCTGAACGAGAAAACTTACACGGCTATAATAGATTGCAGAGATAATGGCTTTAGAATTAAAAATCAAAACTAATGCTGATTTTATTCAAAAGAGATACAAAAGAATACAAAGAAAATTTACAAGCATAATTCAAAAAGGTATTCTTCAAGCTGGATTTCAATTATTAGATATAATCAGAACTAAAACACAAAAAGGTATTGATTTTAAAGGAAGACCATTTTTACCATATTCAGAGGGTTATCTTAAAAAACTACAAAGAGAGGGTAAAGCAACTAAAGTAGATTTATTTTATACTGGTAGAATGTTAGGTGCATTAACACCATCTGGTAGAACAATTAGAAAAACAGGCACTAATAAAATAAGTATAAATTTTAGTAATTCACAAATGTTACAAAGAGCAGTATTTAATCAAGTATTAGGAAAAAATAAAAGAGAATTTTTTGGTTTTAATGATAAAACTGCTAATATAGTAAGAAAACAATTTAACAGATTTGTTGCAAAAGAATTTAGGAAAGCAAGAATATGAGTGTAAGAGAAAATATAGCATCTGAATTATTATCTACTATTTCAGCTATTAGTAGCCCAGCAATTAAAAAGGCAACAAGACAACCTTTTATTTTAGATGAATTATCTGAACAACAATATCCAGCAGTTATTATTCAAACATCTGAAGAAAATAGAGATGATGCTGAATTAGGTTCTGGTGCTAGAACTAGAACAGGTACTATTGATTTTGTTATATTAGGCTTTGTAAAAGGTGCAGAAAGCAATATAGACACTAAAAGAAATGAATTAATTACAGCTATTGAAACTGCAATAGAAAATGATATTACTCGTAATGGTAACGCACTTGATTCGGAAGTAATACAAGTAGAAACTGACGAGGGTAGTTTATTTCCTGTTGGTGGTATTAGAATGACGATTAGGTGTATGTACGAATATCAAGCTGGAACACCATAAGGATTAAACCATGAATGAAAAACTATTAAATAAAATACTTAAAAAAGTAGATCAGATAGAAAAAATGCACGATAAAGAATCTATATTGTGTGAAGAAGTAAAAGACTTAATCGAAGAAATTAAAGAAAACTCATTAGAAGATAATCAAACTTGGGAAGAAGAAGACTTAGATGATGAGGAGTTTGAAGAAGATGAGGAAGATGAAGACTTTATTGACGAAGAAGAAGATAAATAGTAAAAGACAATATGGCTAAAGATATTAAACTATATAAAAATAATTCAGAGATAATTATTAACGAAACAAATCTTGAACATTATCTTAGACTAGGATATAAGCAACAACAAGAAATCAAACCAAAAATTAAAAAGGAAAAAAAGACATGGCAACACATCACGGAAAAGAAGGAGTTGTAACAGTTGGTGGAACTGAAATGGGAGAAGTTACTTCTTTCACTTTAGAAACTACTGGAGATGTTGTAGAAGATACTGCTTTAACTGATTCAACTAAATCATTTTTAGCTGGTAGAACTTCATTCTCGGGAACAATCGAAATGCACTTTGACGAAACTGATGCACAGCAAGAAACTTTGTTAGCTGGTGCTTCTATCTCTTTTGTTTTATTACCAGAGGGTAATGCTTCAGGAGATGCAAGTTACACAGGAACAGGTATTATTACTGGTATGAGTATCAATAACTCAATGGACGCAATTGTTTCTAGAAGTGTAACATTTCAAGGAACTGGTGCTTTAACTGTAGGAACTGTATAATCTAATTTATGTCAGTTATTGATAGAGTTAAATCTCATTTTGAAACTCTTAAAACTATCACTATTGAAGTTGAGGAGTGGAAAGATGAAAATGGTAATCCTAGTGTCTTTTATTCAGAGCCTCTAACACTTGAAGAAAAAAATATCATTTTTAAGAAGTCTAGTAACTTCCAAGACTTAACTGTTCTTGTTGATTTACTTATAATGAAATTGTTAGTCAAAAATGATAAAGGCGATATGATTAAAGCCTTTAGCCCAGAAGATAAATTTGCTTTAAGAAAAAAAGCAGATTCAAATGTAATTTCAAATATTGCTAATCAAATTCTTGCAGATACTAATTACGAGGAAGCCGAAAAAAAGTAGATAGCGACCCTGATGTTAGGTCGCTGTTAGTTATAGCAGAACGATTACATCTCACAATACAACAAGTTCTTGATATGCCTGTTAGCCATTATAATCTTTGGTTAGCCTACTTGAAAAAAGAGCAAGAACAATATAAAACAAGTCAATCACTAGCAGAAGCAAGGAAATATAAATAATGGCAAACCAAAAATTACAGATAGATATATTAGCGAATGATAAATCTAAACAGGCTTTTAATAGAGTTCAAGGAAGTATTGCCAAAGTAAAAGGTGCTGTATTTAATCTTAAAAATGCTTTTATTGGTTTAGGTGCTGGACTTGTTATCAGATCAATCGTAAATACTGGTATTCAAATTGAAAATTTAGGTGTTCAATTAAAAGCATTATTTGGTTCTGCAAAAGAGGGTCAAAGAGCATTAGATATTGTAACTAAATTTGCAAAGACAACTCCATTTGAATTAGAGAATATTCAACAAGGTATTACAGCTTTAGCAACTGTAAGAAAACAAGCTGAATCTGCTGGAGTATCATTTGAAGAACTTTTAAAAATTACAGGTAATACAGCCACAGTATTAGGTGGAGATTTTGCTTTAGCATCTTTACAAATTCAAAGATCATTTTCTGCTGGTATTGCATCTGCTGAACTATTTAGAGAACGAGGTGTTACTGCTATGGCTGGTTTCCAACAAGGAGTCAGAACATCTGTAGATCAATCTATTAAAGGATTAGCAAAAGCATTTGGAACAGGTGGAGAGTTTGGAAATTTAATTGAAGAACTATCTAAAACATTATCAGGTACTATATCTAACTTAAAAGATACTTTATTTACTTTTCAAGTTTCAATAACTAGAGGTTTCTTTTTTGAATTAAAAGAACAATTAGGAGACTTAAAACAATTTACAGAAGATAATCAATTTGCAATAGAATCATTGGGTGTAGAAGTTGGAGAAAAATTAGCAGTTGCTATTGTTAAATTATCTGATTCAGTTAAAACATTAACTCAAAACTTTAGAGATTTACAAAGTATTATAGGACTTCTTGCTATTGCATTTGGTGGATTTACTGCAAAAATAGTTGGTGCTGGTTTAATTATAGACGATATTAACAGAAGAATTAAAAAACTTGCTAATGATGTTACACAAGATTTTCAAAAAATTAAAGAATTTGAACATGAACTTTCTGTTCCAGTTGAAAACCTAAATAAAGAATTAGAATATACAAGACAATTAATACATGATTTTGAACATGAATTATCTGTTCCTGTTCCAACTGCAACAGAAAAAGCTATAGAGAAATTTAAAGAACTTAATAGTGGTGCATTAGAAAATATTAAAAAGAAAACACAGAATATAGAAATGATAATTGCAGAGGGTGTTAATAATGGAATAACTAAAATGTCAGAAACATTAGCACAAACAATAGTATTTGGAAAAAGTTTAACTGATACATTAAAAAATTTAGCACAACAAGTTTTAGCAAGAATTATAGCAGTTTTAATTGAACAAATTGTAAGAGAACAAATCTTAGTTAAATTAGGTAATTTTAAAATTGGACAAGCAACAACATTATTATCAATAGAAAGATTAATTACAGAAGAAAAAAGAAAACAACAAAGTGCTAGTGCTGGTGGTTCTGATAATATGGGAAGTTCATTAGTAAAAATGGCTAGTTCTTTTTTAGGTTTTGCAAAAGGTGGTGCTGTATCTAAAGGCCAACCAATCGTTGTTGGAGAGAATGGTGCTGAATTATTTATTCCAAACCAAACAGGACAAATAACTCAATCTGCTAGAGGAACAGGTGGTGGTGGAACTACAACAGTAAATTTTAATATCAATACAGTTGATGCTTCTGGCTTTGAAGAATTATTAGTTAGATCAAGAGGAACTATAACTCAATTAATTAACAATGCAGTTAATGAAAGAGGGAAAGAGAGTCTAATCTAATGGCTGGTGCATTTCCAATATCTACTGCTAAAATTGATTCTTTAGGAATTAAATCAATTCAAAATACTATTATCTCTAAATCAGTATCAGGTAAGAAACTTGCTAGACAAATAGATGGTCAAAGATGGGGTTTTACTGCTAGAATAATTACAGCAAAAAGAAGTGATGTCTATGGAGAACTCATGGCATTTATTGTTAAACAAAGATCAGGTAAAGAAAACTTTACAATAATTCCACCAGAAGTCGAAGATGCTAGAGGTACAGCTTCTGGAACTCCTAATGGTACTGCATCTGCTGGTGCTACATCAATTACATTAGGTGGTAGTGGTACAGGTACATTAAAAGCTGGAGATATGATTAAATTTGCTAATCACGATAAAGTTTATATGGTCGTTGCAGATCAATCAGATATTTCAACAGGTTCATTAACTATTGAGCCACCTTTAACTACAGCAGTTTCTTCATCAGATATACAATTTGATAATGTTCCATTTACAGTACATTTAACTAACGATATTCAAGAATTTGGTGTTGTAGGTTCTGATAAAAATGGTAATGCTTTATATCAATTTGAATTTGATGTAGAAGAATCGCTTTAATGAAAAAATATAAAATAGTACACAAAATAACTGCCGATTTTATTGCTGAAGCGATTGTTAATGAAGATGAAATAGATACTTCAATAAACGATCTAAAGGAATATAA